ATGAACGAGGCGCGCCCGCCGGGTAACTCACGGGGTATCCATGTCCATTTCTGCGGCATCCAGCCAGGATACCCGTCCTCGCTGACGTAATATCCCAGCGCCGCGCCGCTGTCATTAATCTGCACACCGGCACGGCAGTTCCGGCTGTCGCCGGTATTGTTCGGGTTGCTGATGCGCTTCGGGCTGACCATCCGGAACTGTGTCCGGAACAGCCGCGACGAACTGGTATCCCAGGTGGCCTGAACGAACAGTTCACCGTTAAAGGCGTGCATGGCCACACCTTCCCGAATCATCATGGTAAACGTGCGTTTTCGCTCAACGTCAATGCAGCAGCAGTCATCCTCGGCAAACTCTTTCCATGCCGCTTCAACCTCGCGGGAAAAGGCACGGGCTTCTTCCTCCCCGATGCCCAGATAGCGCCAGCTTGGGCGATGACTGAGCCGGAAAAAAGACCCGACGATATGATCCTGATGCAGCTGGATGGCGTTGGCGGCATAGCCGTTATTGCGCACCAGATCGTCTGCGCGGGCATTGCCACGGGTAAAGTTGGGCAGCAGGGCTGCATCCACACTTTCACTCGGTGGATTCCACGCCCGCAACTGCCCACCAAATCCGCTGCCACCGCCATGATAACCGGCATATTCACGCAGCGATGTCATGCCGTCCGGCCCCAGAAGGGTGGGAATGGTGGGCGTTTTCATACATAAAATCCTGCAGGTCCCCTGCGTCGCTGTGTCATGCCGGTCTGCACTTCCAGCTCTGCAATGTATTTTTTCAGGTCAGACACGGAAGTGGCCGTAAACTCCACTCTCCGTCCGTCTTTCTGTACCGTTGCCACCCGTTTTCCTGTCATCAGGTCATGCAGTGCCGCACGGGCAGCGGCAAGTTCTTCCTGTCGCGTCATTCATCCTCTCCGGATAAGGCACGGGCGTAATCTGCCAGTGTTTTCTTGTTGGTTGCTGCACCATCCTCTTCCTGCAGGCTCGCCAGCAGTGCACTGAGATCCAGCTGCCAGCGGGAAATACTGATGCGCAGCGCCGCCAGCGCATAAACGAAGCAGTCGAGCGCCTCATTGCGTCGCTTTTTGCTGTCCCACAGTATTTTTTTCCTGCCATCCACCCATTTTTCGACCTGCTCTTCAGCAGTCAGCTGCTGCGCTTCGGTCAGATAAAAATATCCGGGTTATTCGGGAAGTGAACGGCACCGGGAAGCGGTTCATCCCCTTCCTGCGTCAGTGTGAAGCGGTTATAAATCTGCTCTTTCGCGGTATCCGTACCGATTTCGGTAAGGTAAACCCCGTTTTTGTTTCGCTTACGTGGCATGCTGGCCACCGGCTTTCCGTAGACGGATGCCCCTTTAATGGGGATCACCCGGAACAGCCCATGTTTTTTCGAGCGTTCATACACAATGGTCGGGTCAATCCCGCCAGTATCCCAGCAGATACGGGATATCGACATTTCTGCACCATTCCGGCGGGTATAGGTTTTATTGATGGCCTCATCCACACGCAGCAGCGTCTGTTCATCGTCGTGGCGGCCCATAATAATCTGCCGGTCAATCAGCCAGCTTTCCTCACCCGGCCCCCATCCCCATACGCGCATTTCGTAGCGGTCCAGCTGGGAGTCGATACCGGCGGTCAGGTAAGCCACACGGTCAGGAACGGGCGCTGAATAATGCTCTTTCCGCTCTGCCATCACTTCAGCATCCGGACGTTCGCCAATTTTCGCCTCCCACGTCTCACCGAGCGTGGTGTTTACGAAGGTTTTACGTTTTCCCGTATCCCCTTTCGTTTTCATCCAGTCTTTGACAATCTGCACCCAGGTGGTGAACGGGCTGTACGCTGTCCAGATGTGAAAGGTCACACTGTCAGGTGGCTCAATCTCTTCACCGGATGACGAAAACCAGAGAATGCCATCACGGGTCCAGATCCCGGTCTTTTCGCAGATATAACGGGCATCAGTAAAGTCCAGCTCCTGCTGGCGGATGACGCAGGCATTATGCTCGCAGAGATAAAACACGCTGGAGGGGTCATCCGGCGTCCATTTGAGGCCAAACGGCGTCTCTTTGTCGCCAAATTTAAGATACTGCTCCTCCCCGCAATGCGGGCAGGCAACATGAAAACGCATAAAATGCGGGGATTCACTGGCTGCACGCTCAATCTGACAGGTGCCTCTCACTTTTGGCGTGGAGCCACGGATGGACTTTGGCCAGACCGAGCCTTCAATACGCTTGTCACCCAGGAACGTCGGAGAGCCTTCCTGTTCAATATCCTCATCAAAGGCAGCAAGTTCATCATAACCCGCCACATCCACTGACTTTTCACGGTAGTTTTTTGCCGCTTTACCGCCCAGGCACCAGAAGCCACGACCATTGGAAAAACGCTTCATAGTGAGCGTGTTATCCCGGTGCTTTTTGCCATACCACGGAGCCAGCGCCAGCAGCGACGGAATATCGCGGATGGTCGGCTCAACGTGGGTTTTCATAAAGTTCTCGGCATCACCATCCGTCGGCAACCAGATAAGGGTGTTGCGCTGCTTATGCTCTATAAAGTAGGCATAAACACCCAGCAGCATTTTGGAATAACCGATACGGGCAGACTTCACCACATTCACCTCACGGATGTAGTCGCTGCCCATCGCATTCATGATGGCCCGCTGAAAGGGCAGTGTTTCCCAGCGCCCTTCCTGGTATGCGGATTCTTTCGGGAGATAGTAATTAGCATCCGCCCATTCAACGGCGGTCTGTGGCTCCGGCCTGAACAGTGAGCGAAGCCCGGCGCGGACAAAATGCCGCAGCCTGTTAACCTGACTGTTCGATATATTCACTCAGCAACCCCGGTATCAGTTCATCCAGCGCGGCTGCTTTGTTCATGGCTTTGATAATATCCCGTTTCAGGAAATCAACATGTCGGTTTTCCAGTTCCGGAAAACGCCGCTGCACCGACAGGGGGAGCCCGTCGAGAATACTGGCAATTTCACCTGCGATCCGCGACAACACGAAAGTACAGAATGCGGTTTCCACCACTTCAGCGGAGTCTCTGGCATTCTTCAGTTCCTGTGCGTCGGCCTGCGCACGCGTAAGTCGATGGCGTTCGTACTCAATAGTTCCTGGCTGGAGATCTGCCTCGCTGGCCTGCCGCAGTTCTTCAACCTCCCGGCGCAGCTTTTCGTTCTCAATTTCAGCATCCCTTTCGGCATACCATTTTATGACGGCGGCAGAGTCATAAAGCACCTCATTACCCTTGCCACCGCCTCGCAGAACGGGCATTCCCTGTTCCTGCCAGTTCTGAATGGTACGGATACTCGCACCGAAAATGTCAGCCAGCTGCTTTTTGTTGACTTCCATTGTTCATTCCACGGACAAAAACAGAGAAAGGAAACGACAGAGGCCAAAAAGCTCGCTTTCAGCACCTGTCGCTTCCTTTCTTTTCAGAGGGTATTTTAAATAAAAACATTAAGTTATGACGAAGAAGAACGGAAACGCCTTAAACCGGAAAATTTTCATAAATAGCGAAAACCCGCGAGGTCGCCGCCCCGTAACCTGTCGGATCGCCGGAAAGGACCCGCAAAATGATAATAATTATCATCTGCATGTCACAACGTGCATCTACGCCATCAAACCACGTCAAATAATCAATTATGACGCAGGTATCATATTAATTGATCTGCATCAACTTAACGTAAAAACAACTTCAGACAATACAAATCAGCGACACTAAATACGGGACAACCTCATGTCAACGAAGAACAGAACCCGCAGAACAACAATCCGCAACATCCGCTTTCCTAACCAAATGATTGAACAAATTAACATCGCTCTTGATCAAAAAGGGTCCGGGAATTTCTCAGCCTGGGTCATTGAAGCCTGCCGCCGGAGACTGTGCTCAGAAAAAAGAGTTTCTCCTGAAGCAAACAAAGAAAAGAGTGACATTACTGAATTGCTCAGAAAACAGATCAGACCAGATTGAAGCAATTTAGATAATCGTGCAGACTACGCCCCTCATATCACATGGAAGGTACTACAATGGCTCAGGTTGCCATTTTTAAACAAATATTCGATAAAGTGCGAAATAATTTAAACTATCACTGGTTTTATTCTGAACTAAAACGTCACAATGTCTCACATTACATTTACTATTTAGCTACAGAGAATATTCATCTTGTTCTTGAAAACGATAATACGGTTTTAATAAAAGGACAGGGTAAGGTTGTAAATGTAAGATTTTCAAAAAATAAATGCCTTATAGAAGCCACCTTAAAAGGATTCAAATCAGGAGAGTTATCATTTTACGAATACAGGAAAAATCTTGCTACAGCAGGGGTTTTCAGATGGATTACAAATATCCACGAAAACAAAAGGTATTACTATACCTTTGATAATTCATTACTCTTTACTGAGAACATTCAGAACACTACACAAATATTTCCGCACTAAATCATAACGTCCGGTTTCTTCCGTGCCAGAACCGGACTCGCTGGCATGATGAAATATGTGTACCCGGTAACCCCGGTGTGCATCGTTTTTGATTATTCCCGCACACTCGCGCAGAAGGAGTTCCCCGTCGGGCTACGGTCTCTGTTAATACGGGAATACGGCGACGATACAGCGCATGATGTGTCAGGCTTGAATGCCTTTATCCGTTAAAAGGGATATCAGTTAAGTTATCCCGTGCAGGGTATAAGCCATTATCAAGCCCACCCGTAGATGGGCTTTGTAATGGATAGCCGTTGCTCAGTTCTAGTAATGCTTTGATTTTTTCGATAACGCAGTTTTGCGTTTGCCATCAGCACGCGATATCGAGAGTCAACTGCAGTTGCTCGCGCCAGTACTCAACATTTGCTTCAATAACCGGCTTATCCCATCGCCAGCGAGCCATCTCTCTTGCCCCATTGCTGGCTTTTGATTTCCGGTCATCGCGAATGCGACATGCTTGCTCATATTTCTGCTGCTCAGTCAGTTCACCGCGAAGCAGACTATCAATGTGCAGGTCGCACCACACAGCAAAACGAGCATCACACCAACGGGCAAATGCAACTGAAAGTTTTGGATGTAGCCACGTACCACCACCCCTGTCCTTTCGTGCCTTGCTGGTTTTTACATACCTCGATTGTGAGGGATGTAAAATTTGAGATTCTTTCCCGGTCAACGCTTCGTCTAAAGCACGAACGTATTCAAGCGTTTCTGCCAAACGCATCCAGTTATCAATGCGTTTCCCAAATCTCTCAGCAACACCTGTGACGTTGATCCAACCATCAGTGTTGAAACTGACAATTTCACCTTTGTAATTAAGTGGCACGATATTCATAACGTTTACCTACCATTTGAAATGAACCTTTGCCGCACAGGAAACCAGCCCACCGAGGCTCGCCAGCACTAACTGGTATCCTCAAAGGCCCATTCCAAAGGGGCAGGTTCGGTGTAAAAAAACATGCGTTGCGGTACGCATTTATTGCAAAAAAGCCCCGCATCGCGAGGCTCATTAAATGGACTTTGTGATTTGCAAAAAAATTATTTCAGACATTGCGTCCTGATGTACTCCTGCAGGTAGTTAACCTGCGCGGTTATCCTGTCGATTCCACTTCGGAGACGGTAATAATTGAGTTCAGCATCTGCTGTAAGTCTTGGGCTTTCTCCATCGCCCATGCTGCTGGCTCCGGTCTTTGACTTTGCACAGGAGGCGGCGACTTGCAGCCGCTTACGCCCAGCAGAAACATCATCACGGAGACTTTCGATAGTCGCGTTAGCATCAGCAAGTTCCTTTGTATATCTGGCATCGAGTTCTGCTACGTCACGTTGACGCTTCTGCATGTCAGCGATGATGGATGTGGCTTTGTCGCGCTGTTCTTTGTAGGTCATGGCGTTATCACGGTAATGATTAACAGCCCATGACAGGCAGACGATGATGCAGATAACCAGAGCGAAGATAATCGCAGTTACTCTGCTCATTGCTGCCCCCACAAACAGACTTCACGCTCAATCTCACGGCGAGTCATCAGCCCTTTCCATTGCTTACCGCCAGCATATGTCCAGCGACGTAGCTGATCACATGCGCCTTTGATATCGCCCTGGTTTATTTTGCGAAGAAGCGTCGATGTTCTGAAATTGCCAGCACCCACGTTGTAAACGAATGAGTAAAGAGCGCCGCGCGTTGTTTCCGGTATATCGACTTCGATATACGGGTTAATTTGCCTGGCGACAGTGGCAAGGTCTTTATTCAGGAGGGCTTTGCACTCTGCTTCGGTATACGTTTTACCGAGCATGATGTCTTTTCCTGTATGCCCGTGACATACAGTCCATACACCAACAATATCTTTGTATGGTATGTAGCTGACACCTTCCAGACCATCGTTACCACTTGGGCCAGTGATTAACACTGATGCTGTAGCAATTGCTCCGCCACCAATAGCAGCAGCAACGGCTTTTCGTAATGATGGAGGCATTATTCACCTCTCGCAGCCTTGCGCTTATCTTCTTTAATCTTGAAATAAAGGTTTGTCAGGTACGTCAGCAGGCCAAATACCAGGCTACCCAGCACACCTATTGCTGCCCACTGTGAGGGCGTGACTTTATCGAGCAGCTGTAAAAACCAGTAACCGGCACTACCTGCTGAGGTGCCATAGGCGACACCCGTTGTTAACTTATCCATGGATTTCATAACCCCACCTCGCAGACAAAGCGGGTGTAAATTGAGGGAATACAACGTATCGCAAAAAAGCAGAAACGTAACAGACTCGGAGTCAGTGAATAACTCAGGTATTAAGTTATCAGCTAATATCGAGACTCAAAAAATGGAAAAACCAGCTCGACGGCGGGTTTAAGCTGTGTGACGAAGTAACCACTCTTAACAGCATAACCAATTTTTTACGTACGTAAACCACTGAATGATATTTATGAGAATGCTACCGAGTGTTCAAAACACCACCACAAATACATAAGAAAACCTCAACAAATAACCAATAAATAATTTCAGAGGTTATTTTTAGTTGATTTAAATTAAACTGCCGAATTATAGAACCCCCATAAATAACAGCCATTAATATAAATTAGCTAATAGGTTTATTTTTGTTCAAATAAGAGCCATAAATAGGTTTCGATAGAAAAAGTTCAGATAAAAATAGAGATCTACTTCACAAATTAAATGAGAAACTAAAACTTACATCTTGAAATAATCACATTGATTAGATGAATATTTATCGCGCAGTGACA